AGGACGGCGAATCCCGGTTCATTGATTTCCTGCGAGAAATCCTCCCGGAGAAAGTCTACGAACTTTTCGGCACGATAGAGAATAACCGCCCGGTACTGAAGGTACGGCAGGTACCCTTCACTTCAGGACGCTGGGCAGACCTTGAAGAACCGGCGGTGATTTCCCCTGACGTACTCACGGACTACTGTTTCCGGAGGTCGGATTCCGAAGTCTATACGAGTTTCTTTTCGTACCTTCAGGGAAGCATTGAAAGTCAGGACTTCTACCGCTCAATCAGTGCGGCATCGACCGGATACACCGGCTACAGAACTTCCGGAGTTAACGAAGAAAAGGCTGCACTCTACGGGTACGAGCCGCTTTTCCTTGCTTTTACCGGCTTTCCGTCCGGATTTTCAAGCGAGGAAGAAAAAAACAGAACAAATGAAAGCGTGATTGAAAAATTCCGTGAACTCAACGAAACGGCAGACGAAATGTATTCGCGCCTTGACGAAATGTACTCCGGAAACTTCACGGCAGTAAGGTGCAGCGGATATGACTACCCCAGAATCGGCGAGAGGGCAAAGGTTACTTCAATGGAATTCTACATAACGGACGAGAATCATTCCTGGACTTACGGACAGCCTGTAACGGTAAATTACGGAGTATCAAGGGGAGGAACGTACAACAAGGGAGTTTTCAGCAGGGGCGAAATCGAATCCGTGCTCAGAAGGACGATTTCCGCTCAGTGAAGGTAAAAGATTTCTGACTTCGGAAAATGTGCCGTAATCATACCGCCGTTCAAGACAGTATGCGTATACCGCTCCTTCGTTCAGTTTTCCGCCGTAAAGTTCAAGGCATTCCCGATAAATCTCTTCCGCATTCATTCCGGCTTCGTCCGTAACTATCATTCCGCGTCCTTCTTTTCCTTCAGTTTCCTGATTTTGTCCTGCACGTAATCAGTCGGATAGACGAAATGCCTGTACCACCAGCCGAACCGCCTCTGCCTTACAGCAATCCGCTTTCCGCACTCATACACTTCTATCCGCATTATCATCGGGTGAAAATCCCTTTCGCTCCCTATCACGTAATTCGCCGTCTCGAATATTTCCGTGTTTCCGTCCGCAAGTCTTACCTTTACCGTCATGCTTCCTCCTACGCCGTGCGCTCCCAGCAGTACTTGACGACATATGGAGGCATATTCTCATGCGCATTGCCCGAACCTGTGGAACTTATCGTTCCTGAAGGTGTCATGGAGAAGTTTAATCCAGAGTAGCCCGTTTCGCTATGGTTATTCCACGAACAGTTCGTGGAAGAATCTTTAGAAAACACGCCCACTGTGTTGCCTACAGGGCCTGAGAAGAAAACTACTTTCCCCGTAACCTTATTACCGCTGAACGTATGGCTGTGGCTCGGAAGTTCTTCCTCCGTAAGCGTAACGGTGGACGCACCGCCCGTGGCATTGACCTCGTAAGTGTCGCCAGCCGCAAGCACGAATTTATCCTTAATCTGCTCCCATGTTCCGCCGAAAAGGTTCGCAGGGTTCGTGTCCCTGCTTGACCAGTAGAGCGAACCTACCGGGTATATCAGGTTCAGCAGATCCGCCTTTATGAGGCAGTCGCTGTCGCTTTTTGCCGCCGCCGCCTTTACGTGCCCTTCAGAATCCCTGAGCGCAACCTTGTCTGCAATGGGCGATATGCTTCCGTAATATTCAAGAAAATCTACCGTGTCTTCTCCCAGCACGAAACTGTCACGCAGCACGAAGAAAATCCTGCCCTTGTTCGCCTTTCCGTTCTGCACCACGAAGAATTTCTTCGACATCGTATCGCTTGAAGCAAACGAAGAGTTCCTTGCCCAGTCATTCGATGCGCTTACTTCGTATATTCCGTTCTCCGAAGCGTCCGTCTGGTTCTTCACGAGCACCATGTCGCCTGCAGAAACCGAGTATCCGTCGATTATCTGAAGCCCCGAAAGCGTAATTCCGGCAGTAGTCGCCGCGGCAATCGAAATGTCGTTCGCCACGGAAAATTTGGAAAAGACCCTGTTTACTGCGCTCGTAGGGTCTGCGTTGTCTTCGAGGTATTTTACGCGTCCGCTGACCGTACTCAGTTCGGAAGAAATTGCGTCCGTTACTGCCTTGTTCACGAGGTCGTATCTGTCCGCTGCCGAATAATCCTCCGTTCCCCTGATTACGCCGTTTCCGTAAATCCGTATTACCCTTTTTTCGCCGTACCTGACGTATGCATAGCGCGATCCGTCCGAATCCGTGTCCGTCCCGAAGAAGAATGCATTCACCAGCGCATTGGTTCCGGTGTCTGCAAGGTCTGAAACAGACACTTCGCCGTTGAATGCGTACGTTCCGTCTTTAAGGTAAGCATTGAAAAGTTCCGTGATGTATTCCGCGCATACCGATATCGTGTTCCTTACCGAATCCGAAATCCCCGCAGTTTTTTCCGCAATCGTAATCTGCCCAGCAACCGGAAGCACCGAAGCATTAAGTTCCCCCGAAGCCGTTCCGATTTTAAGTTCGTCCGTGCCGACAATATTCTCCTTGAACGAGCCGTCGGCTTCATGCAGTACCCTGAACCTTTCGTTTACGTCCGAAATGTATCCGATGTTGTACGTGGAATCCTTTTCGTTAGTCCACTCCGGATTTTCCCCTCCGGCAACGTCAATCGTAATGTTTCTTATATCATCGTCGCTAAGTTCAACCGCATTCGCCGGAACGAGTACTTCCGCAATCTTCACGTAGTCGGAATCAACTTCCGGAGCAACGTACGAACCGCTTTCCCCCCTGAATACTTCATACTCAAGTGAAAGCGTCTTCTTCGTGTTCGTATTCTGTATCGTATCAGTTTCCGTATCAAAATCCCGGAAAGACCTCTGCTGTTCGTCGTATTCAGTCCAGACACCCTTTACGCCGATTGCATCGATTCTGTCCTTATCGCTTCCCTGTGCAATCGTGATGTAGGTCGTCGAACCCGAAGCCGTTGCCGGAGAATCCGTTACGCACCCGAAAGGCGTCGCCGTACTGTAATTCACGCCGTAAATCGGTTTTACCCGGAGGTTCATTCCGTTCGCAGAATAGACTTTTCCGCCTACGACGAAATTCTGTCTTGACTCAAGCACCATTCTTCCGAATTTGGAAAAATTGTCGATTAACGACTCGAAAGCAAACTGAAAGTCCGCCGCCTTTACGATTTCGTTATCCTGCACGTTCCCGGTTGCAAAAGTTCCGATTGAATCTGCCATTTCACTTTCCCTTTATTTTTTTATGTTTCTATGTTGTTGTTTACTGATTTTTTTCCGCTACAAATTACCCATCGGCTTGAATCCGAATTTGTACTTGTTTTCTTCGATGTATTTCTTTATGTCGTCCTTGTAGACCTGAATGCGCGCACCGAAATATGCACTCGTTGCACTCTGCGTCGAACTGAACGATTCCGATATTCCGTCCATGCTCAGCGAAGAACTTGAAAAACCGCTCATGAGTCCGTCTCCGATTATGTTCAGGAGCGATACCGCAGCACACTTCCCGATTATCTCCCGGAGGTCGTCAGGCACTTCATCGCTGTTCTCATATCCTGCCGTATAATCAACCGCATAGAACAGATTCGGATTAAACGTTTCGTTCCCGTACATCGCAACCGCATCGTTAATCCCCTCGTACTTCATGGAAGCAGTGAAAGGTCGGAACATCGATTTCAGTACGCCTTTCTTCCGGTCAATCACCGTTGACGGCAGGAGATCTATCTCCGCTCCTCCGCGGCATACCAGCGCAAATTTCTGTACGTCAATGACCGGTCTGCGCGAAGTCCGGAGCATGGTGTATCTCTGTATCGTGGATTTTTTGAAGTCATAGTACGATTCTTCGTCCGTGTAGTCGCCGTCAGAACCGTTTTTTACAATCTTTTTAAGTCCGCGCTTCCTAGCATTGCACCTTATGATCCGCTTCCTTATCGTGATGTTGAGTTCGCGTTCCATATATGCAACAGCCTGCGCGATAAAATATCCTATCTGTTCATCCGAAAAATATTCGCCGTTCGTTGCCTTGAAGTCAGTCCCCCAGAGATACGTATAACGGCAGTCGTCCGGAGTAATGACTTCTCCCCACTGTCCCTCCGGAGCAGAATAGTTGCCGAACGTATACCCGATGTTTTTGGGCGAACCGTATTTAATCCACTTTGAATATTCCCATTTTTCGCCGTCTTCCCCGGATTCTCCGTAATCTGACGCGCCGATTATCCGGTATTCCCACAGTCCGTCCGAAAGTCCGAACGAATCTACGAACGTCCCTGCATCAACCGCTTCGGCAGTTACGGCGGCTTCTTCCGCGTCATCTTCCCCTGTTCCTTCCTTTCCTTCAGGAACGGAAAATCCGCCGCCCGTATATGTGTACCAGACACGATTCTTATAATCTGCCCTCTGGATAATAACCTTCGTATCGCCTGAAGAGATTTTAAGAATGTTTCCGATATCTGTACTGACGACGGTCAATGACATTTTTTTTACCTGATTTTATTTAACCTGTTTTATGCCCGGACATGACAGAAGATATCCTGCTTCTTCCGGAGACACTTCCGCGATACCCTCCGAATCAAATTCAATGATTCTTGAGGTATTCGCCATGATTTTTTTCCCTGCCCGTTTTTCCGATTTGATTCTTACCTTTTCCCCGGAAATACGTTCAGCCGGTTCAACTTTTTTAACTTCTTCTTTTTTTTCTTCAGGAGGATTCGCCTCCCGGATTTCAGCACCTGAACCTCCGGCTTCTTCAGCCTTTTCTTCAACCGCATCAGAGGCGGTTACTGATACTTCTTTTCTGGTCGCTCTCGGCATATCAATAACCCCCCTTCAATCAGTAAAGTCCGCCGGAATAGCCTACGTTGTCGATGATTGCGTTGAACGCAGGTGCACGCATTATGGGCATTCCGTACATGGCAATTACGCCGCGGTGAGAAAGGCTCGAATCAGTCTTGAGTTCAAATGCACTGATAGGCATGAGCTGGGCAAATGACAGTACCGGTTTGAGTTCCTGAGTGTAGTCTGACAGAAGAATGATTGACGCAGTGCCCGGAAGGTCTTCGTTCAGGTCTGTATAAACCGTGTCTCCTTCAGCGGCAGCCTTGATGCGAACCATTTCCATGAGTTCCGTGCCGTCCGCCTTTGAGCGTGTGATTACATAGCCTGTAGTAACCGGTCCGTCGGAAGCCGGAGTAATCGTAAGGGTAACTTTTGCACCCGATGCAACAGTAACCGACGCTTCCGCCGCTTTTTCCGCAGAAATTCCGAATGAGTTCACCGCATGAACCGCATACAGATAATCTCCTGCATCGGAAGCACCGAATTTCGATGCGGAATCAGTTCCTGCAGCCGCCGTAAATGAAGTGGGAGCGTGGGGTCGGAGTTCCTGATTGCCTGAAGCAGCAACCCTGCCCTTTACCTTGAACATCTTGTCTGCACCGGCATCGCCCTTGATTGAAAGTACTGAACCGATTGCAGTCGTGATGTCAGGAAGTGCAGTGAGTGAAGTGTGGGTGTCTCCGGTAAGATAGCGAAGTTTGTCGCTGTACAGTTTTTTGAACTGCTGGGCGATGATCGGAGGATAGTATACTTTGTTCAGGTCGCCGCCCTTGTTGTATACTTTCGTTGCGATCTCATCGAACAGTTCTTCACCTGCGCTGATTTCGTCATTCTTTTCGCCGATTTCCAGTCCGCGGATATCCACTCTTGTTGAGCGGAGTTTTTCCTTTACGTCCGTGTCGGTTGCAGAATCCCGGATCATCTTCACAAGTCCGTCGAATGCCTTCGGATTTACCGAAGAATCACCGTGGAACAGTGCCCGTTCTACCTGACGCGTAATCCGCGTAACGCCTGCAACTTTCTCGCTGTTGAGTGCTTCGTTTCCGGCATCAGTCATTGCCATCTGGTGGGTAACGGCATATTTCGTTGAAATATACTTCGTTTCGGCGAATTTACGCTGAATTTCCTGACCGCTTTCTGAAGCGCGTTCGCCCTCTCCGATGAAACCGAATTCGTCATCTCCTACGTCAGTGCGGATATTGTACTGATGTACCGTTGAACCGATTTTTTCCTTGTTCAGGCGGTAGAAAAGTTTACAGTCATTCTGGGAAACGTCCAGAATGTTAGTAAGCGTTGCTTCAAGGTCTTCACGCTGCAGTGCACGTCCGCCCTCGTACTGTGCCGCGTCTACTCCGTTCCCCGCAGAAAGAGCCTTTTCAAGTTCATTGTCCGCAGTGGAAGTTCCCGCAAATTCATCGTCAAAAATGCTTGCCATATTTGAATCTCTCCTTTAGTTATTTTCCGTATTTGTGAACGATTTCACAAATTTCATTCCATTCAGATTTACTGATTGTTCCGCCTGCCATTTTTCTCTGGAACGCCGAATTCAGACGCTGCGACTTCTGAATGTCTGCAATCGTCTTTCCGGATTCCCTGAATGATTTTTCAAGCGAACTTTTGAAAAGGTCAAAATCCCCCTGAGAAATCCGTCCGGGAACGGCAGCCGCTCCGACTGACTTCTGCATTACCGTTGCACGTGCTTCAGGCGTTGCCCCGATCTGCGCGATTGCACTGGCACATTCGGTAACGGATTTGCGAAGTTCTTCAAGTTCTTCGCCCTGTGATCTGATGATGTCCTTCTGCGATTCAATTTCGTCCCTTAACGACTTGATTACATCGGAAGCATCAACCCATTCCCCGTCAGAATCAGAAGAACCGAGGTCGAAGTTATATGACTTCTTTACGTCTTCGTCTTCGTCATCTTCTTCGTCTTCGTCCTTTACGCCTTTTTTCTTCACGTCTTCGTCTTCTTCGTCCACTTCGTCCGCATCATCTTCTTCGTCAAAGAGCAGGATATCTTTGCCGTCGTCTGATGATTCGTCCGGATTCTTTTTTTCTACACTGCTTTTCTTACAGTCGTTCGACTTGTTAAGTATTGTAGAAATTGAGTTAAAAAAGCCTTTAGCCATTTTTTTCTCTCCTTCGTCTATAATTTCACGCGCCGCCGCCCGTGCTTTCGATTCCGAAAATCCGTTCATCTGAAGCAGTTCAACAAGTTTTTCCTCGCTGTCTGCTCCGCCTGATGCCATTTCGTTGATTGCCGCCTGAATTATCATTTCGTCTTCGTCTGATTTTTCAACAGCCGGCACGTCAAGAATGTCCGTAATTCCTTCTTCCTTTTCTTCCGCCTGCAATGCCCTTCCTCCGCTATAGACGGCAGAATCCGTTCCGCTGCCGCCGCTTAATGCCTTGACGAAATCTACGTTCGTCATTGATTTAATCGAAAATTTCGCGCTTCCTACAGTCCAGTTGACCGGCGAACACGTAAGCGCAAGGTCGTTCCACATGAATGAAGTAACCGTTTCCGTGCCGTCCGCATTCCTGCGGATTTTCGGCATTATTCCGCCGACGGAAGCATGTACCCTCGAACTGTTCGCCTTCAGCAGGTTGATGTATTCCTTCGCGTATTTATTGTTTCCGTAAAGTTTTCCCTTTACGAAAGTTTTCCGTCCGTCCGTCCAGACCTTGATCGGCTCTCCGATAATCTTATCCTTATGTGTTTCTACGTTGCCGTTTTCGTCCCTTGTCTTGTGCTGGTGGTCGTCAGAGATTACGCCGTTGGTAAGGAAGTATTCCTGCGAACCCAGAAGCGCATTCTGCTGTACGTACTGATTCTGGAGGTCAAGGTTTTCGTTGCTCGCCTCCACCTCAAAAATGTAATTGCCGTCGGCATCTGTCTGCCCCGGATTAGCCTTGTTGATTGCTATCTGCAGGGAAACATCTGAAACATCATCACTGCAATACACCATTTTTTTCTCCGTCCGTAAAAAAAATAAAACAAAAAAAGGGCAGCCGTTCCGCAATGGAATGACTGCCCTTTTCAGACAAATCACAGAAGAATATTTATATTCTGATTATATGAATTAACCTGTTTATTGTCAATTACAAATAATTTTCCCCCGCCGTCATATGACATACAGAGATTTTTTAAGGTTTTTCCCGCTTTCTTCCGGAACGTCTCCGCCCTCCGGATTATCTTCTACGCCCGGTTCTCCTTCACCGTTTTCCCCGTCATTGCCCTGATAATCTCCCCAGTCTTCTTCTCCGCCGTTTTCGTCTCCGCCTCCGGCATCGTCCTGCGACTTTGACGCCTGATATAACTGTACTGCCTGAGGGTTGAGCGGAATGTCCGCCCATTCCGCATCAAGTTTATCAAGTCCCATTGCAAGGCGCGCTTCGTTCAGCGTCTGCACGCTTTCAACCTTCGTTTTAATGAAGTCCGCTTCCGCCTTGGGGTCGGTGAGTTCGTATCCGACGAATTCAAACCTGTATTCCGGGTCGATTTTCTTCACGATCTTGTTGATGTACGATTCAAGGAATGACAGTATGTCGCCGAGAATGAGGCTCTTGCTTGCGGAAATCCTGTCCTTTCCGCCGTTCTCAAACATCGCCTGTGACTTCTGGGATTGCAGTCCGAGTTCGTCCATCGAACAGCCGAACATAGCAACTACTCCGGAAGTAAGGTAATCAAGCCACGCCTGAAATTCCATTTCCCGGTTCTTTCCGTTGATTTCCTTCCACTCAATCGTATTGTCCTTTCCGCCGCTGGGAATTACCGGAATGCGCCACTGATTCGCCGGACCGCCTGACATGATCTGCGCAATGTAATCCGTCATCGTATCGATTTCGTCTTCGTCCGCATCGCCGTTGACAAGAAGCATTCCTTTCGGTGCCTTGTTTTCCGTAAAATTTCCCATGTTGTACGAAAAGGCATGAATTACGCTCGTAATGAGGTCAACCGCCTGTTCCACGTACGAATATCCGTACATGGAATGATATATGTCCGTCCGCGGATTCTCGAAGTCAAAGAGCATGCTTTCCGAAGTATATGCAGCCGCCGGAGCACCCTCGATTATCTGAAGGTACTTGTAGTTTTCCGGATTAACGTTGTCCGCCTTTTCGGCTTCGGTAAGCGGCATTACTCGCTCAATCGTTCCTGCGTCCACCGCAAAAAATGCGCATAACTGATTCATCTTGTTGTACTGAAGTTCCGTTGCTATCTGGTCAAGCGTCAGCAAGTCCCGGAGCAGTTTGTTGCAGAATTTGACGAAATCATCCCTGTCTGCATCTTCATAATTCCCGGTATTCATGAGAAAATCCCGGATTTCTTCCGCCTTTTTATCCCTCGCACTTTTTTTTCTGGACATATCAACGTCCATTTTTTCAATCACGAAGCCCCGCGAATTTCTGTCCGTTGCCGGCTTGAAGAAAGGACGCGTCTTCTTCTGGATATGATTGATGCACGTATTTATGACCCAGGCTTTCTGGGCAATCGCCCGGAGCACCCTGCACGATACGCCGCCATACTGACTCCGTGATACGGTGCGAAGTTTGCCGAACGCATTGTCAGACAGCGAAAAGGGATCCACGAATGAAGATGCCGCATCATACATTTTTCCCCTGTCCTGCCAGAACAGTCCGTCCGTAGTAGGGTGCTGGTTATACGCTTCCCTTTTCCTGATCTCTTTCTTTACGTCAATTTCTTCAGGTTTCCCTGCCATTTATTTTCCCCCAAAAAAAAGACAGCCACCCCGTAAACGGAAATGACTGTCCTGAGCAAACAAATCTGCCTTGAATTATAATGCAGTTTTTCCGTTTAGTCTAATACGTAACCTTAATCTGTGCACGTTCAAACGCTTCAAGAATCTGCGAAACGATGTCCTTTATCCGTTCGTCCATCGATTCCTTTTCTCCCGGAGATGTCCTTATTTCGTTCAGACGCTGGGCAAGAACTTTTGACTCTTTCGGATCCAGAAGTTCCAGACCCGCCTTTATGATCGTAAGGTCTCTCGCCGAGTCCCTCGTCCCCTTTGTCTGAAGGTAATCCATGGCATATTTTCCGTTGTCATTAAGTTTAACGTCCGGATTCGTCGTGTATGACTTGCCTTTTGACGCTGCTGCCGGAACTTCCTTGCCGTATTTGGTGTCGATTCCTGCGAGCCCCTTGAGATAATCCCTGAATGCACCCTCTCCGAGAATGCTCGTGTTTGACTTTATGTCGTTGAGGTAATTGACCATGTTTTTCTGGTCGGTGTTGTACTCAGCATTAGCCATTACGGATTTTATGTCTTCTTCAGTAACCGTCTTCCCGGACATCTGCATCTTGTACAGTTGCATCGCACCGGTGTAATTGAGCCCCGTAAGCTGTTTCCAGGCAAGGACGTTTTCCGTTACGTCATCGCCGTACTGCGCCCTGAACCTGTTGCCGATTGCCCTGAACGACCTGCTGTTGAACCCCTTCTCCATTAGGGCAAAGGTATTCAGTGCATCTTCGCCCTGAATGTATTCTGCACCTGATTTGCCGTCATTAAGTCCGCGGAGGCTCTGATACGCCATTAGCCGGGACGTGCTGTCAAGGGACGTTGCACTCCTTAACCCCTGATTCATCTGGTTCAGCCTCTGGAATCCGTACTGTCCCTGCCATGCCGGATTGTTGTCGGAAAGTTTCGCGAACATAACCATTGTCTTTGAAACGTCTTCGGTAGACTGAACGAATCCGTTTGCTATTCCGTCTTCCACCGCCGACTGAAGTCCGTTGAGGAATTCACTGAACTGTCCCTTTTCAAGACCGCTCGAAAGGCTCGCCCCGAAAGCATAGTTCATTCCTGCAACGGCACGTTCTTCATTCCTGCCAAGGCGTACCTGAGTTCCGAGAAAATCAGTTGCGTCTGCGCCGGTATATGACTGCGCAAGCGCGGAAGCACGTGCAAGGTTTCCGGCAGACCTGTAGTTGCTTACGCCGTATCTCGAAAGCGAATTCGCAATGCCCTGAAATTCGTCGAGTTCCATGCCGGTATTGTTCGCCGAACGGTTGAAATATGACTGCATTTCCAGCGCAAGTTTTGCATTCTGAACTGCATTGTTCTTCGTAATGCCCCTGCCGAACATGGAAAGGCTTTCTTCGTTGATTTTCAGGCGGCTTTCGTACGTGTCCGAATGAAGTTTCTGCTCTTCGATTTTTGTATTCTTGTTTTCGTTGAGTCCCTTGACCAGCGTGTCAACCGCCGATTTCAGCGTGCCTCCGAGTGCAGCACCTGCCATGGGTGCTCCGAATATCGTTCCGACGATTCCTCCGACCAGAGGAAGTGCGCTTGTTGCCGACGTAATGGCATTCGCCTTCCGGTTATTCTCCGCAATATGCGTTCCGAATGCGTCGCCCTTCCATTCCGCCATTCTGACGCGCGTATAACCTGTATCGTTCGCGATTATTCCGCTTCCTATTCCGATGGCTGCCGCCACCGTTGCCGCCTTTATCTTATCGTTTACGCCGTCATTCCGACCTGCACTGCCGTTTCCGGCATCGTTTTTTTTTGCCGCTGAAGAAGCCGGACTTCCCTGCCCGCGCGTAAAATGCGTTACGAGTGCTTTCAGTTCCGCAAGCATTTCCTTGTTGAGGTCAAGGAGGTTGTCTGCAAGGAAAGCATTGTTTCCAGCCGGTTCAGCACCTTTCAGCGCATCGCCGTTCTGCCCTGAAGGCATATTCGGCACGGCATAGGGAGAAGGAGATCCTGCACCGGTGATGCAGTCCATCTCATTTTTCGCCTGCCTTGTCTTGGTTATGAGGTCGGAATTGTCTGCCGTCATTACGACGTTTACGCCGATTGTGTTAGCCATGTTCAGAACCTCCCTCTGGCAATATCTTCTTCCGTGTATCCCGCAGCACGAAGTTCATTCCTGGATACGCGGCTCTTTTCCTTTTCCTGAATTTTCTGGTATCCGGCACGTGCAGAATCAATCGAAAAATTCATCGAGAAATCATACACGATGTCCGCCCAGTCGTCGTCCTGATAATCACCTTTGACCGGACAAGCCGTCAAAGACACCTGCGCCAGAAGAATCCTTATCGTCTGTACCGGGATTCTGTCCGTTACCTTCTTTTCCGTCCTGCTTCGGTTCAAGCATTTCCTGCACCTTAAACTGAAAGGATAACGCTTTCGCGTATACCTCCTGAAGAAAATTCTGACTCGGAATTTCTTCAAACGAAAAATCCTGAACTTCCTTTTTCGCATTTTCAAACCATGCCGGTCCGCTCACTACTACGATGTCAAGATATGCAATCTGCTGTATCAGTCCGTAAGCACCTGCACTGAATGATTCGACCGGAAGTCCCTTGAGGCGCATCGCCGTCAGGCGTGATATTGCTTCAAGGTCTTTCAGGCGCGGAAATTTAACTTCAAAGACACCCCGTGAAGTCTCGATTTTTTCCGTGGCATCTTTTCCAAGAACGATTGAATTGAACAGATCCGTCCTCTGTCCTTCCGTAAGGTTTTCCGTGTCAGTTTTCGGCAGTTCCCTGATTTCCATATTTTTTCTCCTTTCATACGAAATCTTTATGATTTTTTTTCTAACTTACTATTCGACCTTGAAGTCGTCTCCGATTTCCATGTCGATTGCTGCAACCGAAACATTCGCCTTCGTGTACGTTCCGCCCTGCACCGCAAGGGAAAATGACGTTGCAATTACGCCGTCAAGGGTCGCAACCACCACGTTATTGTTCGTGTCGAAAAGGTAAAGATGCTTGAATTTGCTCATCACCTTTCCCTGCGTATAATCCGCGGTCGACGGATTGAACGATGCAAGCGAAACAGTTCCGCCGCCGTTCAGCTGAATTCCGCCTTCAAAAACGTCCTTGACCGCAAGGAATCCCGACAGCTGTCCGCTGCATGAAATTGACTGAGGGTCAATCGATGCCGCAAACAGTGAATTTATGCACCGCGCTTCCTGAGTCTGAATGTTCTTCGTAAAGTTCGCCGAATCAACGAATCCCACGGTCTGCGCCGATGATGCCGAATCCCCGACCCGTACTTCAGTGCGGAATCCGATGGAAAATACGTTTGAACCTACGTTATTTTCGTAAACTTCCATAATTTTTCCCTCCTAGGTTAAATTTCGCTTGAACTTGTGTATACGTAGTTCGTAGCCGTAATGAACACGAAGTTGACCGGAGCAGTAAGGTAGCGGCTGTACTGAATGTAATTCTTGTCGCCTTTCTTCGATACCTTGATGTCCCAGACGTTGTTTCCGCTGTCATCGGGAATGATGTATCCGCTCGCTTCCCATTCCTTCGCCGCTTCAAGAAGCGTCTGCGTAATTACGGATACCGGCATATTTCCGGGCATTCCGATTCCGCTTGCATAGCGGCTGCGCAAATCACGATCCATGTACATTGCTTCACGCGTCATTGACCTTTCGTTTGCGATCAGGTCTTCCTTCTGGTAAGTCGTAAGCGCACGAATGCACACGAAATTCGTCTGGTCGTCCGGGCTGGGATTGCATACGACTGCTCCGCCCTTAATCAGGGTGTTCATGTTCGTAATCGTCCGCGTCTTGAGGAATCCCAGAACATTGAGCGTCTTGTTTGTCAGTGACATATTGACCGCCGCAGCACTTTCCATTCCTGCAAGCATTACCGCAAGGGTTGCCCCGTTTACCTTTTCGGTGTCTCCCGTCAGCGGATTCGTTGCATACGCGGAATCACCTACATAAGAACCGAGTTCCGTATTCAGTGCCTTTGCGTTCGCAAGGATAGTTTCATCTGATTCGTTCAGCGTTCCGCCTACCCAGAACGTGCGCTCCTTCCGGTTTACCGTGGAACTCATGTTCGTACAGTGCGTTGAAATGAGCGCGTGAATGTTTGAACTCGTTTCGGTCGTTGCAATTATCTGAATGTCTTTCGTCTCAAGTGCGGAAAGCGCATTTGCCCAGTCCGTGGAACTTGCCGATTTGGTCGTTGAACCGCCCGAAAAATACGTGTACGAAATGTTGTCGAGCGTCGAGCGTGAAGATGAGGAAAGCACTTCCACGGAATCAAAGAGTTCGATGTTTTCGAGTTCTTCAACGAATGCGGCAAAGTTGGAATAAAGTTTCACGGCTTCGCTGATACTCTTTCCGGAAACCGTATCGAGGTCGGTCGACTTTGCATCGCTGTCAGAATCGAGCATCGTTGCAACGAAATAATCCGTATCGTTGATTCGCGTTACGAGGTCGCTTACCGTAGGATATTCATCGAAGAGGAATTTTTCGGAGATTACTTCTTCGTCGACTGTCGCCGTCAGCGTAATGCTGTCCGAAGCAACCGACACGGAAGCACTTTCTCCGTCCGTTGCCATTACCTGCATTGATTCGCGGATAATGTTGTCAACTGTCGTCGTATCATCTTTGTATGACACGGTAAGTTTCTTTGAATTCGTCTGCGTGCCGGTGTCGATTTTAACCTTTATCTGGTTGACGTGGGCACCATAATCCGCAGAATAAATCTTGAGCACCGGCGTATCACCTGATTTAAGCGTCAGGGTTCCCTGAGTTCCCGGATTGACGCGCATCGCCATTACCGACTGCGGCACATATTCCTTCGACCCCTTGAATGCATATCCGACTGCCGTCAGGAGGTTTCCGTCCGTAAGGGATTCCTGCGCTTCCGCAAGGGAACCGAATTCAAGCAGTTCAAGAGGCTTTCCGCCGGTTGAAGTACCGAGAATGCATAGGTTTCCCGCAGAAACTCCGGACGGAGACGATACGTTGTTGCCCCGGCTGTATGCTCCCGGAACGTAATGTTCAGTCCGTTTTCCCGCAGATTCAAAAATTGCTGCACTTACTCCCATTTTCCTTTCTCCTTTAATATTTTTGTTTCGCAAGGTTTCCTGCGATTTCGTCCCATTCCGATTCCGTCTTTACCTGCATTGTGTAATTCTTCTTCATCAGGCTCGCCAGATAGGAATCCATCGGGTGCGTCTGAAGATAGCGCACTACTCCGATTTTCTTTACGGTTGTTTTTTTAACCGTTTCCTGCACGGATTCCGTTTTTTCAGTTTCCGTGCTTTCCGCGGTCGCCGCCGTTTCAGTTTTCTTTGACATGATTCTTTACCTCCAGAGTAATATTTTTTGTGTCCGTAATATCCGTGTCGATTACAATCTGTTCGACGTTATAATCGATGTCGAATGCTATGTTTGCGCCGTATAACGGCACGTCAAAATCAAAGTTATAGTTGTTGCTCCGTTCGCCCCTTATGGTTGACCCCGGAACTACCGGATTGAACGGCGCATAAAGTTCGTTCAGTGCCGGAATGAAATATCCGTCCGCAAATAGCCTGAGGTGTTCATAGATTTCATTCTTTAACTGATTGTTTTCCGCCCAGATTTCCGCCGAAACATGATCCCGCCGCCTCGTGCTTATGGACACGCCGTAAAGGTCGTGTTTTTCCGCGCATTCCCGGAGGCGTGCAATTTTTCCTTCGTCCACTACAAGGCAGTATCCGGGAATCGTCTCATACAGAGGCTCTCCGTTTTTATCCGTAAGGAAATTCTTTTCTCCGTCTGCACCGATAACGAATTTCTGCCGTCTGTAATTCATGAATCCGTCAATGTCCGCCATGCTGAATTCCATCTCGGCGACCTGCTGGAACATGTTCGACATTTCAGGAACTTTCTCGTCGCTCTGTGTCGTTACCGTGATTGCCGGGAATATGTCCGCGGTGTTCGCCGAATCCGGGTGTATTATCAGATGCGCGAAAGGGTGTTCGTTCGTAACCGTCAGATGGAAATTGTCATATATTCCGTCATAATTGAGTCGGTCGAAATATCTCCTGAACACTTCCGCTACAGCCTGTTCCGCAATGAATCCGCGGTTTATGTATGCAATCATTTTGTCGAAATGGTAAGTATCCGCTTGCTTACGGGGCTTCCCTTGCTTACGGTGTTGGAATTGCCGTAAGGGTCGTAAAGAACCTCGCCGTTCCGCGTTTCAACGAAATGCGCATACGTTGAACCTGTAGAAGTCTTTTCATACCGCGTAATTTCGATTTCATTTTCTGCCGGTTCATACGAAAGTTCCCTCTTTGCAACCTTTACCTGACGGATTTCAGTTCCTTTTGCCGCCGCTTCACGAAGTACCCACATCGGCACTCCCAGAATGTATCCGGCAATCAGATCCGGTCTCTCCACGAAGCAGTCATTGCCTATCCATTTTTCCGCAAGGGCAATTTCGTAGAGCATTATGATGTCTACTTCGCGTCCGTCTTCTACCCCGGAAGAATAATTCGACACCGAATGAATTATCGAAAGGAAGTAGCACCCCTTGTCTCCGATGATTTTCGCTTCAATCTGTTTAGGATTATTGTTCATCTTTCCCTGCCTTTTTTTCTCCGGTAACCTTATCAGTTACGGAATTAACCAGATTCTGAATCGACTGCACGATTACCTGATAGCATTCCTGCGTAACGCCGATCGTAAGGATTCCCCCGATGACCCAGACCGGGAGTTTGACCATCGCAAAATATGTTCCGACGCTGAGAGGAAGCATAATAAGCGAAAAAATCCATTTTTTTTCCGTCTTCAGGAAGTTCTTTATCACTTCGATAAGTCCTACCGTTGCGATCGCGGCAATCACTACCTGCGTCATAAGTTCCGAATAATTCATTTATTTCCCCCTCCGGCAATTTTCCTCGCCGAATAATAAATTTCCGAAAATAATTTCCGGTAATCTTCTGCCGGTGACAAGTCCATGATTTTCGGGAGGTCGTACTTTGGAAGCTGTATGTTGTACTGATACAGCATCGATAGTACCGCGCAGTAATATCCGTGCGCCTTTGCCAAACTGTATTTGTCCAGATCCTCGTCCGTCTTCTCAACGATATGATTCCGCGTCAGGTCGTTCTTCACTTCGTTGTTGATTTTCCCCTCAATCAGATGCGCAATGTCTTCAAGGATAAAAAGTTCCGTACTGTCAGTTATTCCGTAAAGTTCTATCCCGTTCCGGTATATGTCAATCCATATTTTTCGGATAAGGTTCCGCGCATTGTTCGTCTGGTTGACCAGCAGAACCTTGCCCTCTGCCTTGTACTGCTCCTTTTTTATATTTTCCGAAGAAGCCTCGAAATTCCGTATTTTTATGTCCTTTTCCATAAAAATTCTGTACACGCCGTAAAGGAATCCGCCCAAGACGATGATAATCAGTATAAGCGACACCCAGCCAATCAAAGGCAGAGAAGAAAAAAACTCACTCCACTTCATCTAACCCAACATTTTTTTAATGCAAATAAAAAAGCCGCCTGCCCGACGGACAGACGGCTTTTAAAGAATAAAAAACCAATGTGAACCCGTTACAATCTATAATATTTTGTACATGTTGTAAATATCAAAGTTGCCGGTTGACCCTGCGGCGGTCGCTGTATGAATTCATGTATTTGACCACCGCTTTCTTCGGAAACCTCTGGTTCTCGCTGCTCCTCAACTGCGGAATGTTCCTGACAACGGTATAAGTCGGATAGATTCTGTACGTAACCGAATATCCGTCCCCGGCACCCAGACAGTCCGTAAGCCACTTTATCGAGTTCGTTCCGTATAGCACAAAATCTTCGCCCTCCGTGAACTCCCTGCCGTCATGCGCCGTTATGCCGACGATTTCGGACACGAAAAATGCCGGAAGCGGATCCGTTGCACCGCCCGTCCTTGCCTGAACGTCCTTCTGCGTTATCGTTCCTGCAAGCACCGTAAGCACGTCATTTTCCGCAACGTCGCATGAATAAGGGAAAGTACACACCGCATCGCCCTGCGCTTCAGTCATCGCCGCAAGGTCTCCCCGGCTGAGGTTCTGGCTTAACAGTGCGAATACATAGGGCGGAACGTATCTGACACCCTGTGCAAGAAGGGGTTCGACCGGTTCAATGACAGTTTCTTCCGAACTTTCTTCAGTAACTTCCGCCGTCTTTGCCTTCAGGAGCACCTTGTTCAGGCGGAATTCTTCCGGCTCAAATTCTTCGCCGTTGGCGTCCACTATCCTTTCAATGCTGATTATGTCGCCCGGAGCAGAATAATATACGCCGTCAATGCTCGCCTTCGTGCTTTCCATGCCGTCAAGAGAATAGTATCCGTTGTCGTAATGCATCGCCGTTTCCGCAAGTTCCTGAAGGTTATCCCTTTCGAGGATTATGTTGTAATAAGAGCCTTTCGCCGTTTCCGCGTCTCCGAGTACGACGTATACGCCGTTCTTTTCTGCGGAAAATATGTTCCCGGTACTGTCATAGACTTTTACGAGGGAATCTTTTTCGTATGAAGAATCGATTTCAAGGATTCCGTCCGTGCTTCCTGCCATAACCGTAGTCTGTATCGTCTGGCGCGGCTGGAACGAATATATCACGCCCCGACCGCCGCAGCGTCTGCAATGTATGTCCGGCTGAAAGGTAGACGGATTCACGCAGGCGCATTTCGATGCAACCCGCCACCGTATCCACTGTCCGTGCCTTTCTATGAGTGCTTCATAATTTTCCCGCCCAAGGCTCAACTGAACCGGTGAATTCTTACCGAGACCCTGACCCATGTATTACTCCTCTCTGGAATTCTCTCCGCAATAAATTTCCCTTGCCGCACTGTAGATTTTTTTCGCTTCGTCAACCTTCAGTTTGTACTTCATGATTTCCTCGTAATGAGAAAGAGTCATCCAGACCCCTTCATTCATGTACTCGGTCTTTCCGGAGGGATTCGGATAGTCCGGGAATTCTATCTCCGGGACTACGTAAACCACCTTATCCGTTGTCTGACAGGACATCATTGATAGCGTTAAACTTATCAACGCCGCTAAGGGAATCAACTTCATTGACCCTGCTTTCAGTTTCTTTCCTTGCTTCATTCTTCACGCCCTCCATCTGCTTCATTCTGCCGATTTCGTCTTCAAGATTACTGTTCTTTTCTGCTTCTGCTTCATACAGTCCGCGCATCTTCACGTAATTCTTGACGAGAAAATAACAGACAGTCGCCAGAAGGACGGCAGTCATTAACGCAACAATCAGAAGTTTCAGCGTCATCTTTTACCCCCTTATGCCGAAATTCCAGTCCGGCAGAAAAAATCATTCAGTGCCTTCCTGACAGTTTCCCTGACTGATTCATTTTTGTTTTTTTCTGCTTCCTGATTTTTTGTCTTTTTCCTTGTCTTTGGCTTTTCGTCAGCAATGCCGTACCATTTCTTCACGCTTTTTCTTGCATCTAATTCCTGATCTTCACTGTTCGTGTCGTACGGAATAAGTCCCGTTTCTCTCTGCCACATATAATTCGCAAGTGGACTGACTACAAGATCAATAGATTCCACTCGCAGATCTTCGTCATCTATATTCTTGTTATGAATCTTG